TGGTACGCGCGAGGCACGTTTGTTTTTTAGCGATAGAACTGTATATATGGGGGTGTATGGGAAGGGGACAAAGCAAAATGGCAACTATGTCAGATTTGGCATCACATCTTCAAATGACCACGAAGAGTGTTCAAGAGCTTATAAATAAAGGTATAATTGAGAAAAAGGAGCGCGGCAAGTACGACATCGACGCGGTTCGCAAGCAATATATCTTGCATGTCAGAGAAGTCGCCGCTGGCCGAGCGAAGGTTGGTGATCTTGACCTGCAAGAAGAGCGAGCGCGGCTGGCGAAAGAGCAAGCTGATGCCAAGGAAATGGAAAATGCTGTAGAGCGCGGCGATCTTGTGTATATTGAAAATGTAGCTAAACAGTTTGAGTTGCAGCTAACGAAGGTCCGAACCAAGTTGTTGGCTGTCCCGACGAAGGTTGCACCTGAAGCTCATATTGCTGCGACGGTCAAAGAGGTCCAGAGCTTGATTGAGGCTGAAATAGTAGAGGCACTGAATGAATTGGTCGGATACGACAAAGAAGCAGCAATCGAAGAAACTTGATTCACGCCTGTCTTCTGCGATCTCAAAGGCGTTAAAGCCGCCTCCAAAGCTGAACGTCAGTCAGTGGGCGGATAATTACCGCCAGCTCTCAAGCGAAAGCTCTGCGGAGGCTGGTCGCTGGACAACATCAAGGGCGGAATACCAGCGCGGGATGATGGACGCAGTTTCCGACACTGATGTGGAAACGGTTGTCTTGATGACTGGCGCTCAGATCGGCAAGACCGAGCTTATCAATAATGTCGTTGGTTATCATATACATCAAGACCCGGCCCCAATGCTGGTTGTGCAGCCTACGCTGGAGATGGCGCAAACTTGGTCAAAGGACAGGCTTTCTCCCGCGATCAGGGATACGCCTGTTCTGTCGGAGAAGATCAAGAATCCGAGGTCGAGAGACAGTGGTAATACAACTCTGCACAAAGTCTTCCCTGGCGGACACGTTACTGCCTGTGGCGCAAACTCGCCCTCCTCACTGGCATCTCGCCCATGTCGGATCATTTTGTGCGATGAGGTTGATCGCTATCCGCTGTCCGCTGGGACTGAGGGCGATCCTGTGTCATTGGCAAAGAAGCGTTCAACTACGTTCTGGAACCGCAAGATCATCATGGTAAGCACGCCAACCGACAAGGGTGCGAGTAGGATTGAGGACGCATACGAGGAAAGTGACAAGAGGCGATATTTCGTGCCGTGCCAAGACTGCGGAGAGCATCAAGTCCTCAAGTGGTCGAATGTGAAATGGTCGGAGGGCAAGCCTGCCTCTGCGGAGTACATTTGCGAGCATTGTGGAAGTTGTTGGAATGATGTGAAGCGTTTTGCGGCTATCAGGTATGGCGAATGGCGTGCAACTGCTGAAGGCGATGGCAAGACGGCTGGATTTCACCTTTCTGGGCTGTATTCACCGTGGACACCTATGGAGGACACGGTTCGAGACTTTCTGGCGTCAAAGAAAGACCCAATGAGGCTGAAAACTTGGGTTAATACGTTCTTGGGCGAGACTTGGGAAGAGCAAGGCGACAGGATTGATGAGTTTGACTTGATGGATCGCCGCGAGGACTGGGGCGATGAGCTGCCGGAAGAGGTCTTGCTGATGACTGCTGGCATAGACGTTCAGGATGATCGCTTGGAGATCGAAGTCGTTGGCTGGGGTAGAGGCGAGGAAAGCTGGTCAATCTCATATGATACGCTGTACGGAGATCCATCCACGTCTGAATTGTGGATACGTTTAGACAGCTTGCTGCAAAAGACGTTCACGCACCCGCTTCACGGTGAGATGGTTATCAGATCGTCCTGCATTGACTCTGGTGGTCATTACACTCAGCAGGTTTACAATTATGCTCGGCAGAGGGCGGGTCGCAGGGTTTTTGCGATCAAGGGTATCGGCGGTGAGGGGAAGCCGATCATTGGTCGCCCAAGCAAGAATAATATCGGAAAGATAAACCTTTTTCCTGTAGGGACTGACACTGCGAAGGAATTAGTGTATGCTCGGCTCAAGATGACGGATGAAGGTGACGGCTACTGCCACTTCCCAGAGGATCGAAATGCGGAATATTTCCGCATGTTGACCGCTGAGAAGAAAGTCACGAAGTATTTTAAGGGTCGCCCAAAACGTGAATGGGTTAAGATCAGGCAAAGGAATGAAGCCTTGGATTGTAGAGTTTACGCTACCGCCGCATTGGCCGTGTTGAACCTAAATATTGAGGCAGTTTACAAGCAGGCACAAAATAGGTTATTATCCGACGAAACTTCACGTCCGTCTAGGGGTCCGAGAATGCCTAAACGTAGCGGCTTTGTGCATGGGTACAAGTAATGGCAAATCTTTTTGACTCCACCAATGCTCCTGAAGGCGAACCATTAGAAATAGTGGTTGGCGACTTCTTGCAATGGAAGCGCAGCGACCTTGTGGCTGATTACCCTTCCGCCACTCACTCTGCTGAATATGTGGCCAGGGTAACTCAGGGCGGAAGCAGCGAGATCAAGCTGGCAGGAGTTGGCAGCGCAGATCACTATCTATTTACTGTTGATAGCTCGGAATCGGCTAATTTCGACGCTGGGTTCTACCATTGGCAGCTAGAGATCACTGAAACGTCTAGCGGAAATCGCATCGTTGTTCAGCGCGGTGAGTTTAAGGCTGTGGTTGACCTTGACGTAAACGGCACTGATCCTCGGACGCACTCTGAGATCATGCTGGATAAGATTGAAACTATACTTGAAGGCAAAGCTGACAGCGATGTTTCTAATTATAGCATTGCTGGTCGTTCTCTCACAAAGATGACTTTTGATGAGCTGATGGTCGCGCGAGACAGGTATCGTCAGGAGGTCTTGGCTTATCGTCGGAAGCTGAGAATAGAGAGCGGCAAAGCCAGCGGCACAACTGTAAAGGTTAGATTTAGCTAATGGGCATTTTGGACATCTTCAGTCGGTCTAAGAAGCCGCAAAACCGCAGAAACTATGCAGCCGCCAGCAAAGGGCGGCTTTTCGCTGACTTCAACGCAAGTAATCGCAGTGCTGACAGTGAGATATACCCTGTCCTGCGTGACTTGCGGAACCGCTCCCGTGATCTTGAGCGCAACAACGAATACATGCGTAGGTATTTGCAGTTATTGCGGACCAATGTGGTCGGTGAGGCTGGGATACGCCTACAGATGAAGGCTCGCAATCCTGACGGCGGGATGGACATGGGCGGCAACAACATTGTTGAGAATGCTTGGGCTGAGTTCTGCCGTTATGGTGGTCCTACGGTTGACGGCCAGATGTCGATGATTGACTTACTCAATCACGTTATCACTGGTGTCGCTCGTGATGGCGAAGTGTTCTTGATGAAGGTTCGTGCGAACTATTTGCGTCAGGGGTATGCTTTACAGCTCATTGAGCCTGACATGATTGACGAGGATCATAACGAGCGAGTTCGCGGCGGGAATCCGATCCGCATGGGCATTGAGATTGATGAATCAACCCGTCGCCCTGTGGCTTATCATGTTTTGACGGCCCACCCTGGCGATTACGATTACACTACACTGGCTAACGGTAAAAAGCGCACTCGCATTCCTGCTGAGAAGATGATGCACATTTACCGTCCAGATCGTGCGGATCAGACGCGAGGGGTGCCTTGGTCAGTTTCCGCTATAGCCTCGCTGAAGATGCTGCACGGTTATCGTGAGGCTGAATTGGTCGCTGCCCGTGTTGGCGCTGCGAAGATGGGCTTCTTTACGTCCCCTGCGGGCGATGGCTTTACGGCTGACGGCTATGAGGATGATGTGACGCCGATCTATGACGCAGAGGCGGGTACGTTCCACCAGCTTCCGGCTGGCGTTGATTTCACTGCGTTTGATCCTACTCACCCTAATTCAGCTTTTGCTGACTTTGAGAAGGCTGTCTTGCGCGGTATCGCGGGCGGTTTGGGTATCAGTTATACGTCACTGGCCAATGATCTGGAGGGTACGTCATATTCGTCGATCCGCCAGGGTGCGCTTGAGGAGCGTGATTTCTATCGCACATTGCATCGGTTTATGATCGACCACTTCATTGATCCTCTGTTCCGCGAATGGCTTGAGCATGTCATGGGCTTTGGCGTTATTCCGATCTCAGGCACCAACAAGGTGTCCAAGTTCAGTGCAGGCATATCTTGGCGCGCGAGAGGCTTCCAGTGGGTTGACCCGCTGAAGGAGATCAACGCGGCAGTTGTCGGCTTGCAGAACGGCATCTTGAGTCACACTGACATTGCCGCCAACTATGGTCGCGATGCTGAAGAGACATTTGCTCAGATACAGCGTGACAAAGAGATGGCTGATGCTTTCAACTTGAATATGGCTTATGAGCCGTTTGGTGATAAGCAGCCAGTACCGGCGGAGGTTGAAGTCAATGACGAATAAACCAACCAGCGGAATGGTATCTGAAGCGAAGAAGGGCTTGGACTGGCGCAGCGAACATGGCCGTGGCGGTACTGAGGTTGGGATTGCGCGAGCGCGTGACATCTCAAACGGCAAGAACTTATCTGACGATACGGTTAAGCGGATGTATTCTTTTTTCAGCCGACATGAGGTTGATAAGAAGGCCGAGGGGTTCCGTCCTGGCGAGGATGGCTATCCATCAAACGGGCGCATAGCCTGGGCGCTCTGGGGCGGCGATGCTGGCTTCAGTTGGTCGCGCAAATTAGCTGATAGAATGGAAAAGGAACGCTCTATGGAAAATGTCGGAAATTCTGATATAATGCCCGAAAATACCGAGGGCGAAGTTATGGTTGATGAAGTTGAAGTGCGAGCCGAGCCTGATGGCTTGAG